TTTATTTTTTTTTGTAAAATGTTTGCAGTTATAAAAAATGTTTGTATATTTACATTATCAAGTTAATCAAAAACAAAACAAAATGACAACTGATCAAACGCCAAAAGTACCTCAAGACCTAATTGATACTTTAACTAAGCAGCACCAAGATGGAACAATCACTACGCAGCAATTTTTGGATATTTTGAAAGATTTATATAATCCTAAAAACTATTAAAAATAAACAAAACAATGAATTTCGATAACTACATATTTCGCAGTCATATGGTCGGTAACATTATATCTGTGCCAAAACCATTAACACCTAACCAAGCTGAGACATTAGCAGACTATCGGAAGCGCCAAGCTGGAGAGGGCAGACCATTAACAGACAACCAGCTTAAAACTTGGCACTCATTAGAGCATAAGCACAACGAAAGCCAAACGTATAAGCTAACCGACACCGCTAAACGTATTTGCACCGATTTAGTCTTTGAGGCTCGTACTGGGCGCAGATCAAAACTTGAAACCAAGTACTTTGACAAAGGCATTGAAAAAGAAAAACATGCGCGAGATTTAGTAAGCGAGGTATTAGGTAAACCATTCACAAAAGACGATGAGCGCAGAGCCAATAGGTGGGTAACTGGTAAGCGTGACATCCAAGACGATAACTTGATAATAGACATTAAGACATCGTGGAGTTTCGAGTCATTCAACAAGCATTTATTAAGCACTCCAAATGAAATCTATTTGCGCCAATTAGATTGCTACATGGATTTATGGAATATCAAAGATTCATTACTTGTCCATGTATTGGTTGATACACCAGCAAAGCTAATAGACGATGAGATTAGACGTTTAGATTGGAAGTATAACATAACGGATATGAACGGAGATGTGCGTGATGAGTTTATAGCTGATGTCGTGGAGTTGGTTTGTAACCATATCTTTACTCGCAAAGGACTTGAGGAATACTGCCTACAATCCAGCAACGTTCATTTAGAGTGGTTTATGGACTTTAACGAGATTCCAGTAGCGGAGAGGCTTCATATAATACCGCATTCATTCGACCCGATTAGAATAACTCAAAGGAACGAGTGCATCACATTAGCTCGTGAGTATATGAACACAATTAAACCTATCAATAATATTATTAAACTTTAAAAAACAAAACAATGACAAGAGCAAAAACCGAAGCTTTTATTCAAGGCATCACAGATGGCACATTTCAAGGAGATGCAGCCACAATCTACAATCTTATCGAACAGAACCACGTTATGACTTTACCCGAAATTTCAGTAATTTTGGATAAATCACTAAACCAGTTCAGCGGTCGGATTTCTGAGTTACTGGATGCTGGTTTAATTAAGGAAATGAAAGGCGAAAAGTACAGTCTATTCCGAATAACACAAAGCGATCAAGAACGCTATGAATGCGCCAAGATGCGACACGATGAAAAAATTGAAAAGTTGCGTAAAAAAGCGGATGAGTTAGGATATTTTTTAGTCAAAAAAATGTGGTAAGATGAGTAATGAAAGACAATTTAGTAAGACGATAGTATTATGCAGTTTACTTGACCTCGCTATGGAAGAACTGGCGATGAGCAAAGAATTTAAGCGAAGGACAAGGCTTTATAAAGGGGTTTTAGAACGTGAACTTAAACGCCAACAATCAATAGTTGAAATCGAATGCGGGAAAAAAGTCGCAAACGACGGTTTAGCTGCTCAAAATCAGTTAACTTTACAAATAGATTACTTACTTGATGTTGTATTCGGAATTAAGCAAAACAAAGAATTAATTAAAAGTATAGAGAAACACTTATTAGATGATTAATTATGGCGAAAGAATTACCATATTTTAAATTTGAGCCAAGTGAATGGGATAATGGACTTGTTCAAATGTGTAGCAGAGAGTCAAAGGGATTATTTATTGATATTTGTACTATGTATTGGGCCAGATTAGGTAATCTTCCATACAAGTTAGTAGTGCAGAAGTTATGCAATGGTAATGCAAATGCATTGCATGAGTTAATGCAAGAGCAAGTATTTTGCATTACAGACGAACAAATAGTAATTAAATTTCTCGATAATCAGCTATCGGAATTTGGACATAAAAGCAATCAAGCAAGTAAAGCAGCCAAAGCCAGATGGTCTAAACACAACAAAAACAAAGGGAAAGATGCAGATGCAATGCAAACGCATAGCGAACGCAATGCCATAAGAGAAGATAAGATAAGATTAGATAAGATAAAAGAAGATAATACTAATGCCAATAAATTGGCTGAGGGTGTAGTCGAATATTTTAACGGAGTTTGTGTTAATCTTCCAAAAGTGGTAAAGTTAACTGATAAAAGGAAAAAACATATTTTAGCAAGATTAAAAGAACACAGTAAGGAAGAGATAAAAAAGGTGATAGATCTGACTGCTGACTCTAATTTTCTTAATGGTAAAAATAAAAACGGCTGGACTGCAAGTTTTGATTGGATAATAGACAAAAGTAATTTTATTAAAATTTTAGAAAACAACTACACAAACAAAAATAATGGAAAAGATACGAGACAAATTAGCGTTGAAGACTTTAACGAGTCTATCGAACGGCACTTTAGATGAAAAAACACTATCTATTTATCAGGATAGTCTTACAATGGAGTGTGTTAAGTTTAATTGCGCTAAAATATTAACGGCTTTTAAGGGATTGGACACTAATTTCACTAACTTACTTGCTGAAAGTTTAAAGCGAAACGGATTTACAGACCAGCGTTTAACCGATGCAGTAAATTATGTGATAGATAACTGCCCTTATCCATCGCCGAGCATTGCAGAATTTGTTAAATTTGACAAAAGTGTAAAGGTTTATTCATATGAAGAGATGTTAAAACTTGGATATGGTACAGAAGGTTTTAAAAAAGTAAGACTAAATGCAGATCAAGTAAAGCCTTTATGGGTAACGACGAGCGATTACGAAAAGTACGATTTGAATAAATTTAAATTTTAAAAATAATTATTTATGGAAAACAAATATAAATCAACAAAAACTTTCGATGGATTTAGTACAGTATTTCGTCAATGGAAGGCAGATGGTACTCATTGTAAATTTCTTCACGGATATGGAATAAAGTTTAAAGTGACTTTTGAAGGTGAATTAGATTATAGAAATTGGGTTTGGGATTTTGGAGGAATGAAAAGAGCAAAAAATAAAATTGATGGAATGACTCCTAAGGAGTGGATGGATTATATGTTTGATCATACTGTTTTAATTGCAAATGATGATCCACAAATGCAATATTTTGAACATTTAAATCAAATTGGAGTAATTCAATTAAGAGTTATGGAAGGTGCTGTAGGAGCAGAAAAGTTTGCTGAATTTATTTATATAAAATTAAACGATTTTGTAAGTAAAGAAACACAAAATAGAGTTAAAGTTATTAAAGTGGAATTCTTTGAAAATGAAAGAAATTCAGCTATATTTGAATAATTAAAAACATAAAACAATGAAATTAAATAGAATTAGAAATTATGATAAAACACTACCGATATTGGAATTGTATAGATGCGTACAATCAGAAGGAAGTAGATTTGGTAGACCTACAATTGCTATACGAACTACTGGATGCACTCATAGATGTTTTTTTGGTGAAGGTGGATGGTGTGATAGTTGGTATACAAGTATACATCCAGAAAAAGGTACTTTTTCATTTAATGATATAGTGAAAATATATGATGAAAATCCTCACATATCTGAAATGATGTTAACTGGAGGATCTCCCACAATGCATTCGTCGTTAGTAAATGAATTAACTTATTTTGCTCACGAAAGGAATATATTTATAACCATGGAGACTGAAGGTTCTCATTTTCTTCAAACTGATTATCCAATAAATTTAATTTCACTGTCTCCTAAATTTTCAAATTCAATACCAAAAGTAGGAGCCATAACTCCTAATGGATCAATAGTGAATGAAAAAATGATAACTACTCATAATAGATTGCGTCTAAATAAAGATGCTATAAAAAAGACTATAGAATATCATAACGATTATCATTATAAGCCGGTCTGGGATGGATCAAGCGAAAATCTTTCTGAAATTGAATCTTTTAGATTGGATCTCGAAATACCAAAAAACAAAACTTTTATAATGCCGGCAGGCGATTCAAGAGAAAAATTGATCCCAATGTATAGAAAAGTATTTCAGATGTGTGAAGTACACGGATATAATATGACCGGACGAGATCACATTATAGCATTTGATACTCAAAGAGGAGTATAGGTAAATAAAAAAAATAAATTTAATTAATCAAAACAAATAAACAATGTTATTACACGCAAAGCAATTAGAATTATACTTAACAACAAACAACAAAGGTAAGAAAGCTCAAGTAGGATATGATTTGACACTGGAATCAGTAAATAAAATAAATGGAGGTTCTGTTCTCGCTAACAAAACTGAAATTAATGAATACACTGAAGTGAAAACCACACTTTCTAATACCGGTGATTCAATTTATGTTTTAGAACCCGGCACATACTCATTAACATTTGAGCAAGGATGTAAATTGGATTGTTATCACACAGCATTCATAAGACACCGATCTTCAATTTTAAGATGTGGTGGAATTATTACGAGTGGTGTTTATGATCCAGGATTTCAAGTAGAAAAAATGGGAGCAGTATTAATAGCAACTCAAAAAATAATAATACAACGAGGTGCAAGAGTTGCTCAAATCATAATGATAGAAAATTATGAATCAGAGTTATATGATGGACAATTTCAAAATACTAAAGATATAAAATAATGAATTTAAAAAAATACATAGAAGTAAGAATTGATATAGAAGGTCTACATCAATGGAGTAATTGTAATCTTGCAAATGTAGAATATTTAAAGTATTTACATAGGCATACATTCCAAATCAAATGTACTCGAGAAGTTAATCATAATGATAGAGATGTTGAGTTTATAGACTTTAAACATAAAATAAAAAAATACATAAACGATCATTGGTATGATCAAGATTATGAATGCTGTAACTTTAAAGGAATGTCTTGTGAGCATATAGCAGAAAACTTATTAATTAATTTTGATCTCTGTAGATGCTCTGTATCTGAAGATGGAGAATTTTTTGGAATAGTAGAGTTATGAAAATAATATATTTGTGTGGTAGAATTTGTAGCGGTAAAAGTAGTTATCAGCCACAATATAAAAGAATAAAGGTATCAGATATTGTTAGAGATATAATTAATTCTAACGATAGAGAAAAATTACAAGATACATTGCATTTAGAAATACAAATATTGGATAAGATTAATTCAAGTCTAATTAAATATAAACAAAGTAATGAAGAAGTAATATTAATAGATGGAATTAGACAGCCTTTTATTTTAGATCAATTAATGAAAATTCATCCAGGAGAAATTCATTGGCTTGAGGTACCTATAGAGGAAAGAGAAAAGAGATATGTTAAAAGAAATGCAGAAAAAGACACTCAATCTTTTAAAGATGCAGATAATCATCCAATAGAGTTAGAGTGCCAACAAATTTATCGTATATTTAAAAATAAATTAAAAATCATAAACAATTAAACAATGAAATTACTACAAAAAGCTAACGGTAATCTTCCTCGTACAAGTGAAGAAAAGCAGAAAATGATTGATCAAGCTGCTGAATATTATGGAAAATTTCTAGAATCATTAGGCTTCGATTGGAAGGCTGATCCTCATAGCGATAGGACACCTTATAGAGTTGCAAAGGCGTGGGTAAATGATTTAATTTCAGGTTCAATAAGTGAAGAGCCAGTTATAACTGCTTTCCCTAATGACGAAGGATATACGGGTATCATTTGTCAAACTCGAATTCCGGTTATGAGTATGTGTGCTCATCACAATTTAACTTTTAGTGGTGTTGCTCACGTAGCTTATATAGCTGGTAAAGAAAAAGATGATCTTGTAGTTGGGTTAAGTAAATTGAATAGAATAGTAGATTTTTATTCAAGAAGACCAAATATTCAAGAATCGTTAACTAAACAAATTCACGATCACATAGACCGATTGTGTTTAGGCAATAGGGGTGTAGCTGTTGTAATAGAATCGCAACATAATTGTGTAAAGTGTAGAGGAGTTAAACACGATTCAGTAATGAAAACATCTCAAATGTCTGGATATTTTTGGACAAATGAAATAGGAACAAGACAAGAGTTTTTTAATTTAATTGATCAAAGTAGATATTAATATGGATGTTTATGTAATATCGCCAGTAAGTAATTTGGCTTTAATGAATTTAGGAGATCGTATATTTGTACTTGCACATTTGTGGGTACAATTCCCACACTACAGAGAGTTTATTCTTGAACAAAAAAAGGATGGTAAGTGGATTACGTTAGATAATAGTGCAGCTGAAAGAGCTTTAGTAACAGAGGATGTACTAATTGATGTGTGTAAAGAATTAATGCCTCACGAAGTAATCGCTCCAGACGTTTTATTTGATAAACAACAAACAATCTCAAATATAATCACTTTTCGTGATCGTATGGAGCAAGAAGGTTTAATTAATAAGATTGACATTTTCTTTTGCCCTCAAGGTAAAACAAAAGAGGATTGGCTTGAAGCATACGAATGGGGTATTAACCAAGAGTGGATTCATGTAATTGGATTCTCTAAGATTGCGGTACCACAAGCGTGGTTATCTGATTGGAAAGATGATCAAGGTATTAAAGAAGCACGTCATATGGCATATGACTATTTGAAAAGAAAGGGCTTACTTATTAAGCCTATCCACTGTTTAGGTCAAGGAGATCCGACAGAGTTTTCGTATTACGATCATCCAATGATGAGAAGTACAGATTCAGTATTTCCTATTTTAGCCGCTACTTTCGGTCAAAACTTTTATGTAGATAATAAAACGAGAATACCTACGCCTCATTCTTTTCTTGAGGAGTTTGATATGAGTGAAGTAGATTTAAGTATTGTAGTTGGTAATGTTGATTTTTTAAAGAATCAATGTAGAAGTTAAAATAATAAAGATGATAGATAAAATATTAGAAAATTATTATGATCAAGATTTTTTGATTGCTGATGGATTTAATGATGCAGTAATAGGTGTTGAAATTAATTCGATGTGTCTTATTTATTCTGTAAGTAAATGTTTAGAGATATTAGGAGAGCATATGAGTAATGAAGATGCTATCGAATACTTTGAATATAATATAAGTAACGCTTATGTAGGAGAACAAACACCGATATGGTGTTATGATAACTTTTAAATAATGTCAACAATAAAACAAATATCACTAATAGAGCCACAAATGTCTATATTTGTAATCAAGAAGCTACTCCAAAAAGTAGATGATGAAGCCATAAGCCAAGCTATTAGTAAGCTAAACGATGAAGATTTCGAAGAACTTGTCAATATCTTAATTTGGCTGGGATATGAAGAAAAAACAATAAACAATATATTAAAATGATTAAGGTAAACAGTTTAAGCGGAGGAAAAACATCGTCTTATATGGCATTGCATTATCCAGCAGATGTAAATATTTTTTCTTTGGTTTGCATAGAAACTGATTACTGCACTCCAAAAGATAAAGAGTTGGTGAAATATGTATCCGATAAATTAGGTCGTGAATTTATTGCAACTGCTGAAAGCGATAAAACACTTTATGTGATGCGAGATTTGGAACAATTACTTGGTAGTGAAATTATTTGGGTGGCTGGAGATACATTTGAGCAAGTGATTAAAAATAAGAAAGCACTACCAAATCAAATGTGGAGATTTTGCACTACCGAAATGAAAATGAAACCAATTTTTGAATATTGCCATAATGAAATTGGCGAGATTGTAGATATGCAAATAGGATTTAGATACGATGAAAGAGAAAGAGGGGAGCGGAACAAGGACAACACGCATTTTAAAACGATTATCGGACAAAATTCAAATGGCAGAAACAAATGGAAAGAAATAGAATGGCGTAAATTGTCATTTCCATTGATTGAAAATTTAATTACTACACGACAAGTAGTATCTTGGTCAAAAGAAAGTAATTTAAACTTTCCAGAAGATAGCAACTGCGTAGGATGTTTTTGGAAGCCGTTTCAACAATTAAGAAAAAATTGGGATGATGAGCCACAAAAAATGAGATGGTTTGCCGAAATAGAAGCAAAAATGAAACACAAATTTAAAAAGGAAATGAATTACACTGATGTAAAAAAATTAGGATTGCAAAGCAATTTCTTTTTTGGAACTGGTAGCGGATGTCAAAGCGGATTTTGCACAGATTAAATAATTAATAAAATAAAAAACAATGAAACCAATTAATCACGCTTTAATTAGCAACTATCACGAGGGAATGAAAAGAAAGCAATTAACACCCGACGATTTTCGTAAATTATACAACAGAATTATAGCAGACTACCAGCTTGAAGCATACGCCAATAGCCGAAACGCAGATGTTGTATGTATAAGACAAGCTATAATGAAAATAGCAAGAGCAAGGACTACTTTAAGCCTAAAACAAATAGGTTCTATTTGGGGGAAAGACCATAGTACAGTAATTCATGGACTCCGCAGGGTGGAAAACGCTTACGATACAAATGATGAAATCTATTTAGATTGGGAAAGTGAGGTGTATAGATATTTCTAAAAACTAAAACAATGGACATAAAAAAATTAACGGATAACGAGTTAAGCACTTTGATTAGGGAGTGTAGGGAAGAATTACAAGATAGAAAAAACAATCTTGACAATGTTTTGCTCATTGATGATTTACAAATTTATAAAAGCAAATATGCAAGGCTAACTTTATTCTATGATTTTTGTAAGTCGGTTTACTCAATTACTGAAAAGGAATTAAAGCAAAAGAATCAAAGCAAGAAAAAGAAGAACATAAGAAATGCGCTTATTAATTATTTGCTTACTCAAGGATTTAGCCACCAGGATGTAGTTGATGAATTTAAAATGGCAAGAACAAGTTTGGCAAGTCCGATAAACTATCATGAGAATTACTATAAAAATGATAGAAATTATACCGATATTTATCACGATATTTTGACGTTTTTTGAAGATTAGATATGGCCACAAACAAACGCAAATGTAAAGAGTGCAAAAAAATGTTTGAAAAGAAACAGCCTTTGCAATATGTTTGCAGTCCGATCTGTGCTATAAATTATGCCAAGAAAAAAGAGAAGTCTAAATGGCAAAAGGAGAAGAAGCAGCGTTTAATTGATCTTGAAAGCGTAAGTGGTGTGCAGTCAAAGTACATCCAGCCAAAAGTAAACGAATTAGTAAGAATAATTGACAATGGCTTACCTTGCATTGCAACTGGTAACTTTGGTAAAATGGCTGCTGGTCATTACTATCACGCTGGTGGACATAGTCAAATAAGGTTTAATCTTCACAACATTCATATTCAATCCTTTCAATCAAATAGCTTTAAAAGTGGTGATGCGCTTAACTATCGGCAAGGAATAATCAAGACATACGGAGAAGATTACATCCAGTTTATGGAGTCATTAAAGCAAACACCAATAAACAACCATACAAAGAGTTTTTACCTTGAGTTAAACAACAAGCTAATTGAAGTAAAAAAGTGGCTTAAAGTTCAAGTAAATGGGCAAATGCAAGATGTATCTAATCGAATACAACTGCGAAATGAAGTTAATTTGTTATTGGGTATTTATGATAGGGAATATTGCATTTTTAAAAATAGATAGATGGTTAAATTACAAATAAGCAACAGTCAATATAGCCGAGCAGAAGAACTTTATGAATTTAAAGTATTAAAAAATTCAATAAAAAAAGGCGAGGGAAATATATTTGGTGCTATTGGCGAAATAATGGTAAACGATTACTTTATAGGCAAGGGTGCTAATGTAGATTTTAATCAAACCTATGACTACGATTTAATAATTAACGGATTCAAAGTAGATGTAAAATGCAAGGCTACTAATTATGAGCCAAAAGATTATTTTAATGCCGTTATTCCAGCTTACAATCCACATCAAAAATGCGATTTCTACTTTTTCACTTATGTAACTTATAATTTTAAGACCTGCTATTTAGCTGGGTATAAAAAAAAGCAAGATTTTTTTAAGGAATCAAGGTTAGCTAAAAAAGGGGAAATTGATGCGGGAAATTGGAAATTTAAAACAGATACTTATGTATTACAAATAGCTGATTTGATTAAATTCAAGCAATAAAAAAGTAAATAAATCAAGTAAAAACCATATCTTTAAGGAACTCAATAATCTAATAATTTAAACTAAAAAAACATGAGTAAAATGCTAACTGGGTCTATTGACCTTAACAAAATTGACAAGACAAAAATTGTAAGCACAGACAAAAATGGCAATCCGTTTGAGAATGGCGCGAAGTATCTAAACGTAGTGGTATGGATTAACGATGAATTAGATAACTACGGGAATAAGGCATCAATCCAAATAAGCCAGTCTAAAGAAGAGCGAGAGGCTGGCGCAAAGGCAATCTACATAGGAAACTTAAAAGAGCCACAGAGCAGAAATAATGAGCCAACAAGTGCAAGAACTGCTCAAGTTGCTGATGACTTGCCATTTTAAAAAATAAAAACAATTAAAGCCAAAAGGGAAACCGAGTAGGCTTTTTTTTCGATATGGTGTTATGATAACTTTCGAAAATATAATGCGATGATAAAGGAAAAACATTTAATTGAATTAGGATTTAAAAGACAAGACAATACACCCGAAAGCTCGGGCGCACCTAACAATTGGCATTACTATACTTTAGACATTGGAGATTTATGCTTAATAAGTGATGCAAATGATGTGGTAGAACACAATAATTGGGAAGTGTATATCTTTGATTATGATTTATTTAAATTTACCGAATTAGAAAAGTTGAAATTATTTATTGATATGTTAAACTCTGCGGTTAAAAAATAAAACAATGAGAAAGATAATAACAATCCACGAGTGCCCACCTATTCCAGTAAGAGATTACGACTGGTCGGCATCAAGAGAAGATTGGGATGAGGGCGATTGCATCGGATATGGAAGAACAGAGCAAGATGCGATAGATGATTTGATTGAAAAGGAGGGTTTAAGATGAAAGAGATGACTGGAAATTTTTACAAGCTTGATTATGTGCCAAATAAATTGGCTTATGTCTACGAAGTGACTAAAGAAGAAATCAAGTTTCTTGCGTTTTTTAATGACAAAGGCAATGGAGTAAGAGCCATAAAACATAGCATCAATAAGAAGTGGAAACAAAATTTTAAAGAACTTAAAGAATGTTATACCCCTATACCACAAGTAAAGCAAATGATTGAAGAAGCAATGGATAGTCTATGAAAGCATATAATATAAATTACGGAACAAAGGTAATAGTAACTGATAATGAAGTCACAACACCACCTTCGTCAATACCAATAAGTAAAGGTGATGAAATTATAATTCATACATTGGATGGAATGTACTGCAATGGTGTAGATAAAAATGGTAACAAAATATATATCGCTGCTTGGACCGAAGTTGCGACTTGCATATAACGTGAAATAAAAACAATGAAAGCAATAATAGAATTTGAACTACCTGAAGATAGAGATGAATACGAAATGGCTAACAATGCCGGCAAAATGTACATGGCTTTATGGGATATAAAGCAGTTGTTTAGAAGCACACTAAAATACAATCCAACTGGGTTAAATAATGAGCAGCTAGAGCAATGGGAAGCAATGCGAGGTGAGTTTTTTGAGATATTGGATAACAATCATTTGAAGTTAGATTAAGTTGATATGAAACAAATAGACAGATGGCTAATAGGCGTGTATATTATTACTATTTACTTGACCTATGCAGTAAACAAGTTAATAGAGGGCAACTTTTTTAACTGATGTGCATAACTTAAGAAAATAAAGTAATCAATATTTGTTATATTTAAGCCGATTTGATTTGGTTAAGTGAGTAGGTGTTTGAGGTGAGACTTTGCACCTGCTCTTTTTAAGTTTAAGAAATGGCAAATGTTTACTTTAGATGATTTTGAGGAGTGCGCTGAGTTTATATTAGAATATGGTGTTTATATCGCTTTACTGGTTATGGATTGGCTCGAAAATGAGGAACGATACGAGGAGTGCGAAATAATATACCTAACGATTTTAATAATGAACTTATCAAACGACTGGAATTTGCCAAGTAAACTAACCGAGACAACATTTGAAGAGTTATGCGCTATGACTAATCAAGATAGAGATGAAGAAGATTACCGAATGGTAGCGTATGAGATAATAAAAAGCATAGAATAATGGCAGAGCAAAATAGTGGATGGTTTAAAATAGGCAATGATGGGAGAGCGAAGAAGTGGGAAACACCAGAAGATTTGCAAAAGGATATAGACGCTTATTTTGATGCTTGTGATAAGAATATAATACTGGTAAAAGACGGAAAGCCAATTACAGAGCCTTACACAATAGAGGGTTTAGCCATAGCTTTAGACTGCACTTACCAAACATTAAACAACTACGAAAAAGCCAAAGGATATGAGCCGTTTTTTTCAACAATAAAAAAAGCGAAGCTAAAGGTGCAACGGCAAAAAGTAGTTAATGGCTTAGTAGGTTTGTCCAATCCGACTATTACGATTTTCGATTTAAAGAATAATCACGGCTATAAAGACAAGCAAGAGGTGGATAACACAAACCGAACAGTAGAGCCTACGCAATACGTTATCGTAAATGATAGAAATACTAACACATCAAGCTGAATTTCTTAAGAGCAATGCAGTACATACCGGCCTGGTTGCTGGTTTCGGTAGTGGCAAAAGCATAGCAGCTACGATAAAGACTATTGAAAAGAAAAAAAAGTATCCGAATATATCAGTAGCTTATTATCTACCTACTTACTCCTTAATAAAAGACATCGCCTTCCCTAATTTTGAGAAGTACCTGCAAATGATGGGTATTACTTACGACCTCAATAAGTCGGATAAGGAGTTCAACACCGAATATGGTAAGATAATAATGCGCTCAATAGATAGTCCGGAGTACATAATTGGGTATGAGGTAGGATATAGCTTGATAGACGAAGCAGATATACCGCCAAAGGACAAGATGCGCCAAGTGTTGGTCAATGTAGTAGCAAGGAATAGAAAGAAACTACCTAATGGAGAGCATAATAGTTTAGACTTTGTAAGCACCCCCGAAGGCTTTAGGTTTATGTACGACTTTTTCGTTAAAAATAAGGATGAAAACAGAGTGCTGGTTAAAGCGAGAACAAAAGATAATCCTTATTTGCCGAGTGCATACATAGAAACCTTAAAAGGCATTTATTCGGCTACAGAATTAGAAGCTTATTTGAATGGCGAGTTTGTAAATATCACGAGTGGAAATGTTTACTATGCTTTTGATAGAGTAAATAACCACTCCGACCGGGAAGCACAAGAGGGCGATATTTTGCATGTTGGTATGGACTTTAACATCAATCAAATGTGCGCTATTGTAAACGTAATAGACAACGGAGTAGCGACTGCGGTAGCTGAATATATCAATTACTATAACACCGATGCAGTAGCAAGTAAGATAAAGCAAGACTTTCCTAATAACCGGGTAATAGTGTACCCGGATGCAAGTGGTAAAAATAGAAAAACAAGCGCAGCGGAGACTGATATTAATATACTCAAGAAGTACAACTTTGGAATCAAGGCATTAACAAGCAATCCATTTGTCCGGGATAGAATTAACACGATGAACAAGGTGTTCGAAAATCAAACGGTTTTTATAAATACCTATAAATGCCCTATATTCACAGAGCATTTAGAAACGATAGGATATAAGAATGATGAACCCGACAAGAGCATTAACCACAGTACTGATGCGATGGGTTATTTTGTGTGGTATAATTACGGAAAGGCTAAACCAAAAGTGTACCTATGATGGAGTTAGAGGTGCAGATATTAGAATTAATTGAAAAACTAAATGACTGCCCTAATTTAAGGGATGAGAATAAGTTATATAAACTACTTGCAAAGATAGAAGATGAACGAATACAGAATAACGGCAAACGGCAAAGAGAAGAAAATAGTTAAGCTACCGACTGGCAGACACGAGGTTACTCTTGGGCAATGGAATAACGCGTACAAGTA